CGTCAGCCTTTTTGGTTCTACCGCCCCAGCACTTTTCGTCGCGGTGTTTAAGCGAAGAGCCTTTAACCATCGATCTAATGAGCTTTTTATCAGCGGCTTCATCCATATGCTCATGGACGCTCCCACCTTTTTTGTGGGGGATCGCAAGACCGCCCATTGTGGGGGTTGCGTATGGCAGACCCGCTTTCTTTTTACGCATCGCAAGAGCCGCTACACGGCGCTTTTTCATTGCGGGGTCTAAACTCGCGAGNCCACCACCAGCATGCTTGGTTCTACCACCACGGTTAAAATCAGTTTCTTTAGCTGTCTGCTCAAACTTACGGGTCGCATCACGGAGGGAACCCTCGTTGTGCTGACTATCCATCAAATAATCTTGACCCTCTTGAACTGCCTTTTGACGATCTTTTTCGTACTGGGTATGTTCACTACGCATCCCAGCGCCACCACCACCGTTCTTTTTAGCGCGAGGCTTTTTACCCAAATGATGTTTTGCGGCATGGCCCTCAGCGTGTGCGACCTTGCCGCCACGTCTAAACCGTTGTTTCCCAACAGGTNGCAAACCAGAATTTTCATCCGTTGTCAGAAGCGGAACACCGTCATAAGGATGCGTATCATTAAAATGTTTCGCGGTCTCATGATCTTTATGCAGGCCCATGCTCTTTAATTTTTCATGGCGCGACTGTTTCGCTTCGTGTTTATACTGTGACATTCTGGTTCTCCACGGTGGATTTTCGCACCATAAACTAAATTTTTACCTCTGCCAATGCCTTAGACATTGGGATTTTGCTGTAACTTTTCCAAGTTNGGTTTAATAAACTTTTCCGCGGTATTCGCACTTTCAGGGTGAACCGCAATTTCACGCGCAAGCTGCAACATTGCGATTTGTTCTTTGGATTCACGGTCAGCCGCACGGTTCTGCGCATCAGCCATCGCATCAACGGAACGGACTTTAACCTCCGCCATTTTTGCTTGCGAATCCATCATCTTAGCTTGTGCCATGACCATTGCGGGGTCAGCCATTGGGTTTGGAGGTTGCGGCGGATTAAACAGTGAAGCCGCATCCTTGATCCCCAACATGTCCAAAATACGCGTATCAACCGCCTGCGCGTTATAAAGCTGCGGATTAGCGGCTTGCAACTGCTTAATCGCCATAGCTTTTTGAATACGGGCGGTTTGGGATGGGGTGTTTGGATCCGCTACGGGGGACAGGTTTGCGTTATTTAACGCTGCAACTAATGTCGTTTCCGTCCAAGTGCCGTTGGGAATTTTATTATCCCTCCAGAAGCTTTCCGGATCCTCTTTAAACAACTCGCGAAGCAAATCAAACTCACGCGCCTGCGAATTGTGCATCCGCTTATGAACGGAAGACATGACCTTTTGCGCTTGTTCAATCAATGCAATAGTCGTGCCAACGGGGGCTTCCGTATTCCCCTCACCGACCTTCATTTCCGCGGTTCCACCAAGTCTTTGGCCCGCTTGATCAATGAATTGCAGGAGTTGGAGGAACGCACCGTCTACCCCACGATATGGGAGGTGGGACACCATGTTTTGAATGGGTTGCCCACCTGTTTCGATTGCGACGCCCGAACCGGGAGCGACGCGGAACTCGTTCGTCATCTGCCGCCCAGCTTGTTTCGCGTACATAAAACCGGGGAAGTTAGCGAACATACCGTTATCAATGCACAACCGCCATCCAGCGGTCAGCGCCATAGTTGAGTTACCGAGTAGATGAAGTAGACCAAAGCCGTAAAAACCAATGCCGGGTACGAATATGTACTCGACAAACACTCCTTTACGCAGGAAATTGTCATCACCTTGCTTCCACCAACGCCGGATCTCTAAGATTTCGCGGCTTGTTTTGTCAATCGTAACGCGATACGGGAGCCGAAGCCCCGTAATATTGCCCTCAGCATCCTCGTGCTCATATCCGGGGATATCCAGTTCGCAATAACACTCATATACATCCCTTAATTCGTTTTCCAAATTAGATGTTTGTGTCGGTTTAATCCCTTGAAGATCTTCAATTTTTTCTTCAACCGCATTCTTCTTTGTGGGACCAGCGTCAGATAGAGCGACGTCACGATACACGCCCAAAAGCTGCATGCGTTTCATAACCGAAGGCTGCATTTTAATGTGGTGTGTGACGCGTTGCGCAGATTCGATGTTCGTTTCAGAGTTAGATACAATAACGTCTTTCACATCCACAAATTCAGAGACGGGCCGACGGCGTATCGGGCAGTGATACACTTTTTTAAACGCGGTCCCGCAGAAACCCAAAGAGAAAAACATCCGTTCCGTATCGGGGTAATATTCTTTGGCGGTCATTGTTAGATAATGGTTAAAATCCATTTCCAGCGCCAACGCTTGCTCATCAACTTGCTTGTAATCAAACCCGTCATTACTTATTTTAACGGGACCGGATGCGGGGAGAAGTTCACCTTGCGCGTTTGCTTGGAACCGTACAATCGCCTCTAACAAAAGCGGGTGCTTAACGGTCGCTTGACCTTCAACGGACGTGGATCCATCCGCCGCGTTTGATTTGGGTGATTCGATTTTGGTCCCCAGCAACTCCAGACCCATGACCATTTGCTGGAGGTATTCCGTTCTAGATTGCTCGTCTTGATCGATTAAGCGCAGCAACTCATTTGCAATCTGCCCCAAAGCGGAATGATCAAGGTTCATTGCAATGTTTTCGTGAAAATCCTCGTCATTTTTTTGTACGGGGTCTTTCATTTGCCCCAAATTGATCGTGACGGAACCGTCAGCGTTTTCAATTTTAATAAAACCCTTTTTAAAATCTATTTCGGGCTCAACATCGCCGTTACCCTCAAGAACGATGTCCATAGGATCATAATCATCATAGGTTTTTCCTGACACGGGGTTCTGGCGAATATTGAATGGAGCGAGAGCCATTTGTTATACCCAATAAAGCGGTTTGCTGTTCATTTGTGGTTTGTATATCATGGATTCTGTTTTTTCCGCTATAGCTTCCGCAGGTTTTTGTGCGAAACCAATAGTCCGTAAATGTAGCATTGCTTGAGTCATACTGTCCACCAAGTCGTCATGCGCTCCCTTTGGGAACGATGTCGCTTGGGAGATCATTTTTTCCGCCCAGTCAAAATCCGGAGCGTAGACCATTCCGTCCGCAAATAGATGCTGTATCGCGTATGCGCGAGCGACTTTGTCCCCTCGACCGGGGTCAACGAGTTGCACACCCCAGTTTTCGCGTGAGAAATGCACCCGAATCTCTTGCGCGACGCTGATCCCAGCGGCTTTTGATTCGATGAGAAGCTTATCGACCTTGAATTTATTACATAATAACCCGATTTGTTTAACGAGTTGGGGGAACTCCAGACGATCTTGCCACGCGTAAATGAGCATAATCCGCCTATTATCTTGGCGGTCTGTCCATACGCCCCATATGCTTAGAGCCGAATAATCATTCTCTTGTTTCGTTGTGTACGCGGTATCGAGCGATGCAACGACATACTCAAACGGCGGGAAAACGGTTTTCGGGAGGCCTTCTGCTCCGGATACGGTTTCATCCCAAAGAACCCACCATTCCCTTTTGATAATACCACCGCCCTTTGGTTCTGGGCGCTGTTGGAGCTGCCCCGCTGCCGCGAAAGGACCGAGGCGGGTTTCGAGTTCTTTGACTTCGTCTTCCCCAAATCTTTCAGGAATAAGAAGTTCACCATCTTCTCTTTCGTCCACAAACCATTGAGTAATGCAACGCCTATCTGGCTCGAAACGCATCGGTAAGCATAGATGAGTCCAATTTCCGACGTCTTTTGATAGAATATGACCCGTAAGGTCAGTTTCGTGGAGTCTTTGCATGATGACAATAAACGCGCCTGTTTTAGGGTCGTTAAGGCGGGTGGACATCGATTGATCCCACCATTCAAGCGTACCGTCACGGACAAGATCGGACTCCACTTCGCTCGCGTTGTGGGGGTCGTCAACGATGATGATGCTTCCACCTTCCCCGGTAAGCGAACCGTCAACCGAGGTAGCGAGTCGATATCCTCCTTTATCATTGTCAAAGCGGACTTTTGTGTTTTGATCCGATGTAATTTTAAATCGTTCACCCCAGTATTGTTTATACCAAGGACTTTCAAGGAGGCGACGCGTTTTAAGGCTGTCGCGAATAGACAGGGTTTGAGCGTAAGAAGCAAAAAGGAACTGGACGTGCGGCCCGGATAGGGGGCCAAACTCACGCTGCGCCCATATCCACGCGGGGAAAGCGACCGAAACCATTGAGGACTTTGATGTGCGAGGCGGAACGTTAATGACAAGCCGTCTAATATCCCCATCAGCAACCGCCTTTAAATGCTCACCAATCGCGTTAAGATGCCACCCGTGTTTGTATGGGTTTGGGTCAATATACTTCCACGCACCCCGTAAAAACTTATGGATGTTGTTCTCATATTCCAGTCGAAATATCTCTTTGATCGCTTCGTCTGGGTGTTCCGCAAGCGCTTTATCGTATTCACTCATCGGAAATATGCTCGTATTCCGCCTCAATAAACCGTTGATCTTTGGATTTAGGCGCGAGTTTTTGGAGCATGTTTAAGCGCTCGGACTCTGGAAGATTGCTAAAATCAAAGACAATAGAGGGTGCGCGTTGTAATTCTTCGGGATCTTTATCACGCCAACCCATACGCGCTTTTGTGATGTATATCCCCGCTTGGATGGAGGATGGTTGGTCTTTCATTGCTTGTTGATAAAGGTTTTCAACAACCAATGCGTTCGCGAGTTGCCGCCCGAATTTCAATTCATGTTTAAAGTTCTCTTGCAGCCAACGTTTGGATATCCCGACCGTATCCGCGATCTCGTCGTTCGTTAACCCCATCTTCGCTAAACCCATAAGAGAGCGGCGAAGTCTATCATCGAGGATGATTTCTTTCCTTTGCCGGGGATTTTTTTCCACTTTGTTCTGGGTTTTATAAACCCTTTTGCGTTTTTCTGCGGGCATACGGGGGCGTCCAATGCTCTTTTCGTTAACGGATTTTTGATGTAACCGGCGTAACTTTACCTTAACGCCGTTAATGACTTCCGTCTTGTTCATGTGTATAAAATGGATTAAGATCTACGTGTTGTCAATTCTTGCTTGAAAGATATATGCAGAATGACCAATAATCAACTGCCTAACGAAGTACACGATATTACTCTAAACGTCATGAAATTGTTGGAAGGGAAGGATTTACCGATTGCGGTTCTCGCGCTCGTTAACTCCGTCGCGTTTTTGATACAACAAATGCCTGAAGATAATCATGAGGATGTTTTAACGAGTACGACGAATATCCTTATGAACCTGATGGGTTTTATGGAAATTGACGCGGATGAACTTGCAAACGCTACTCGCCATTGAAGAGGTAAAACAAAAGATGGATCCGAATTATATTACGGTTGAAGAAGCTGTCGCAAAGTACTGCCCCAAAATTGGGCAAGAATGTTTGGCGGATCGCTGCATGATGTGGGTGTGGCAGGATCCCCATTGCGTGTGGAAAGCGGATTCCCCGGGTGAAGGATGGGTTCGCGGTGAGCGGGACGATATCATAATTGGAAGTAACGAGCCTGACCCGCCTCGTTATGAATGGTACAAAGAACGGGATGGCAAACGCGGGAAATGCGGGATGCGGATATTCGCTTGAGCGCTTGACAGCGTCGTCCGTAAACTATAAGTTTACTTTATAAAGGAAATCCATCCTCCCGAGGAACGCCTTCGTTGGCTTCCCGAGTAGATATCGGGTGAACGGATATTATAAAACACAGGGGTAAGCGGGTTTTTACTGTTTCACCGCCCTAGGAATGCCGAAGCAGAACAGTGTCAGGCATTCCACCCCAACTAAGCGATCTGGGTACAGGCTCACGTTTTGCGTGAGTCACGTCGAAATCCCAGACATTGCGGACCATACGTGAAGCCGCATAACCTCCAACCAACGGTGATTTATGTGCGATAGGACGCATCTGACAAATAAACGGGGTAAGAAGATGGATTACAAAGAGGTCATACGGGATTACGGGGTTAGCACCTACTACAGCCTCCTCCTTCCCGCCATTCGCGGATTGGAATACAACAAACTCGAAGACGGGTACGTATACGACGAAACAAAAGCGGAAACCGTCAAAGCAATCATAGCGGTCATCGAAACACTCTTTGATATGGTGGATAGTGGATCCGATACGCCCACCGCACCTATTCCGTAAGCCGACCCTACAGGATCACTTACGTATACGCGCACGTAAATGCGCTAGAGCGACCCTTAAGCAGCTCGACGCGGGTGAGTCACCCGCAATCCTTTTCCAGTACTGTGTGAACTCCGGAATGTGTTTATGCGAGGTTGCGCTAAAAGCGGCAAAGCGGCTTGATGAACTTGAAAACACTATAGCCGCAGGGGGGATCCAAAAAGGGGGGGGCCTTCGGCGTAAATGACAGCAATGCGTTTTAATAGGGGACAGTAGTTTAGTAGGGGTTAAGAATCGTGGGAAATTTGGGTGTGTTTGGGTGATTAACCGGGGATCCTAAAGGATCCCCTAGGTTTTTTTTCAGGGGGGTATAGGACTTTTTTCCTACCTAGGAATAAATGTGTTGTCAATATACGTAGTACTACTTAGTCCGTTATGACTATGATCCCATGTCAATATAAGTAGTAATACTTACGCGACCGAGTAAGTAGTAATACTTATAGACTATAGTGTTATTGATTAAACTATTCCTTTATGCAAGGATGTTTACGTGCTAAGGGAATAGCATGCAACACAAAGGAAACTGCTATGCAAACTGATGATATTTACACTGCCAAGTATTACGCTCAGTCTCTGGCTGATCATGCTACTGTTCTTTACTGGACTGACGGCAATGCTGATTACCATGAGCAGTATATGCGCAATGCACTCGCAAAGATTGCCAACGCAATGGGATACTCGCTCACTGATATCACTGAGACTACAGAATCCAGTGACGATATTTCTATTGCAGCATAAAGCAAAAGGGGGGCGCAAGCCCCCCTATCATCAAAAGGATTGATATCATGAAAACAATAGTTTTATCCGCCCCTAGCTATTGGGCCTCTTATCTTTTCTATGCAGATGCATCCGGCATGGATGATGATGAGATCCGCGCTTGTGATGCGTGGCTTCGCGCTGAGTTTAGCCGCCAGTCTTATAGTTGCGTCGATTGCGTCGACGTAGGCTTTATGCGTCACCATGATGCGGGGCGGTTTTATCCTCTTGCAGCAGATTGCTCTGAATATACTTTTATCATATAAGGGTGACACAATGATCAGAACAACGAAAGCGCAGCGCATTGCAATCAAGCGCAAGGCGACACAATCGGGACAAGCTTATCTGGAATTGAGACGGGCCGCTAAACCTACATGGGGCTGTGACGGGGCAATCGTTTTGCACTGGTGCGGCATGTGGCTTTGCATAGAACGGGACGGCTATTGCCATAGTTAAGCACTGCTAAAATACTGTCGCGCAATAATAAAGCCACGCTTAAACAGTGTGGCTTTTCTTTTGTCTATTCTATTGTGCAATGCAGCAAAATATGGGGTTT